CTCGAGAACTTCTCCAGGGTTAGCCGTAACTTTTTGTAAGTTACGTGCCCCGACCTACCTCTTGCGAGGAAGTCGGCCCAGTCCAGAGGGAGAAGATGGTAAACCAATTCTTTGGCTACCATGTCGGATGCAGACGATAGGTCTATAGTGGCAAGCTTGCCATCTAGTGAACCGATGCGTGCGAGGTCTTGGTTCCTCGTCTGGTCACGCAAGTTCAGACCAGCGCGCTTCAACCTGTCGAACAGATAATCTCCAACACCAAGTTGGAAGAGGCCGTTTAGGACCGGCTCTGTAACTGTCGACCTATAGGTCTTGGCGTTTTTCGGGACGAAGTCGAGGCGCCCGTCGTGTACTACGACGGGAACCACGAACCTGAACTCTTCGTCAGACACAGCGCCTTCGGAGCACCATGCTTCAGAGAGAGAAGGCAACTCGGCCAACAGTGCATGCACTGAAGGAACGAGCTCTTCACTACATGAGGCCCCAGCAGCGAATTTCTCGCGTAATGAGGCCATCCGCTTCTTGGTAAGCGTCGTTGCTCCTGGACCGAACCTGTACCCAACTTTTTCATAGCTGGGAACGGGACCTAGGATCGATGCTATTTTACGCTGAGCCTTGTAAATCCAAGACTCCACGCGCGGGGGAAATTGGAACTCCCCGCGAGCATGTTTCCTAAAGATCTCGTTAGTGACCTTACAGGCTTGTTCGGCCTCGAGAAATTTCGAGAAAGCTACCTTCTCCTTGTCGATACCTATGTCTAGGTGCTCGAGCTTTGAGAAGAAGGCCACAGCCTGTCGGCCATGATAAACCTCTTCGGGGGTGACCCCCCTGGAGTCTAGCTCTTCGTAATTGAACTCGAACTCGCAGAGCTCTCGGAATCGCTCTCTTCGAATTGCTGAAGTGAGGTACGCCGAAAGAGGTCCCGCAAGGGACGCATGCGAGAGAGCCAGATCGCGGAGGATGTCGACTGACTCCCCAGCGTCGTACTCTTCCAACCAATGCGAGATTTTCCGCATATTATTGCTCCTAGTGAGTGATAGTACATGAAGAGACGTTGCAGGCGAACTGCAAAAGCTTCCACCCGGCCTTGAGCCGGTTAGGTTGCCTGGATCAGCTGATCCATCAGTTCGGGGAAGGGCCCGGTCGTTACGGGCGCCACCGACGTTGAGACACTGCCAGCGATGTTGATCGCCAGTTGCCTCGCAAGACGGCGGCCAGTCACGACACTCCGTTCGTGGAACTTGCCCACGACATCGACGGTATCCACGTACGCCACTTTCGGTGGCGCAGTGTAACCCGATGCGTTCTGACCTGCGATGGCTTCCATCACAGGAACTTCAGCACGGACAGTCACGATGAAGACCCCGGATGGGAGCTTCTTCTTGATACCCGTGATCCGGATCTGCGCGTAATCGGGAACGCCCGCGAGGGATTCCTTCCAACGTGCAACGAGCGAACCATCTGGCATTCGCTCGATACCCTCACCAACAAAGGTGTGGGTGACCGGAGTTGCAGCACCGTCGAACGCGGTGATACTGGCTTGAGCACTCATTGAGTGGTTCTTCCTTGGAAACGAGGATTAAAGGGACCTCACAAAGCTCGGATTTTACCCGAACCGTATGAGACAAGTAGTGCCAGTCCGTTAAGGCAGTGCTGAAAAGAAGCAGCCTTCTTAAAAGACTTTACAGTTGGCAATGGAACTGCCAGGACGCTTGAAATAGTCCTGGTAAATGATACACCTGTATACCCGACAAACGGAGGATCGGGACTTGTGGTGTACCAGCTCGACTGAGGCACGAATGACTTACCAATCATCTTATCCGAGGTGACGAACTTACCTTCCAAACGGGAGGCAGAGGCGCGTGCTTCAAGGTAAGGCCCGATCGGTATGAACCAGTCAGCAATAAAGCTAAAAGGTATCACTTCCCAAGCAATGAGCTCGGGGTCGAGTAAACCTAACGCTGCGGGGAGAGTCGGGAGACCCCCCTCTGAAATCCGCGCGATCAAATGACGACCATGGACTCTTGACGAGCCCGAAGTCGCTTTGGCCGTAATGTTCGGCGTGGGACCATATCCTTCAATGGTCCACTGCGAACTCTTCGACAGGTTTGATTCCTTTCTGACGCCGACGCGATATGTCTTAGTCGCGGGATAGTTCAAGTAGTGCGCGAGTTGCTCGGCACCAGCATGGACATCCTTGAAGAGCGGTTTATAACCGTATTGCAGCTCAAGAACTCGAGCTGCTAGCTCTCCAGCATCGTCAGTAAGCCGGCCCCATGACGGATGTCGTGGGGCTAGCGGGGCTCTAGAAGTCCCCTCGAATAGCGCACGAGACGCACCCCAAAAGTCACCCCTCTTCACGTGGAAGAGGCTTTTGGCGATACGAATCGACGTGTCTCCGATTAGCCTGAGGGATCGGTGCCCCTCGGCCAAGAATACCGACATATTGAAGTCGGATCCTTGAAGCTTCTCCCGAAGCTTGTTGACCATTTTAATCTGGTCATTCGCATCTAGAAGGTTTGCCGGCGCCCACGTACCTTCTGCGTGGATACCCATCACAGCCCGCCTAACTATCCTGTTCGGATCGAACGGATTAAAGCTAGTTCGGAGTGCGATTTCCTCATCCATGAGCAAAGTTTCGCTCATGGAATAGGGATGGTCCTCCACAAGCGCCCGTTTCGGGGGCTTGGGGTTCACTTTGGCCGGAACCTTCACGACGTAGGACTTCTTTGGGATGTAATCCCGCGGGGGAGGGGCATTCAAGAGCGCCTTTGGGAAGGGCACTCCATGCAATTTCCTCCAGTCCTTCTCAGCCTTCCGTCTAGCAAGTTCACCCTGCCGCCCTTTCAGGCGATCAAGGTAATACTGATAGCTAGCCTTCATCTGAGCGAGCTGCTTTGTCTGCTGCTCCGCCTTTCGGCGGTCGTAGTCTGCCTTGCGGCCAGATTTCTGCAACTCATGCGCAAGGATGTCGCTCTTGCGCGCGTCTTCTGCCAGGCTACGCATGATTGCTCGCGCGTGACCTGCCCCGAGACCAACCACATCGTACACGTGGTCGGTCGCCTCGTTGTAAGGAGGGGGAGAGCCGTAGTCCGTTCCGGACCACGTTCTGTTCCACTTCTTGCCCACCCACTGCCCATTCGGCAGATAAGAGAAGGCGTCACGGTTCCAGGAACCGGTCGTCACAACGAGCTCCTTGACTGCACGGGTGAAGGTTCACCTGGTACAGTTGGAGTGTGCTGATGAGGCACGACTGAGTCCGGAGCAATTCCGGCATACCAGTCTACTCCGTCCCAACGGTAGGGCACGGAATCCCACGGCATTGCGCCGATGGCATTGACCTCAGGGGACTTTCTCCCTTTGAAAAGGTCGAGGGCCGTTAGCACCAGCCTCACGGCGGCGCAAACCCAGGCGAGTATAGCAATAAAACGAGACATTGCCACTCCTTCTGAGTATTGGCCAACGGGAATCACCCGGGAATGGAGGGAGCTACCCCCCATCCGCGTCTAATATCCGGTAGCGAATCGGATATAACACGATCTTTAGAAGGACCGTGTGCCCAAGCCTAGACTAACTAGTCTAGTTACGGAGGTCGCCCACTTAAGGGTTAAGTACTCCACTTGCTACTGGGTCGAAAAGGGTTTTAGTTGCCCTAGTGTCACCAGTATCCCACTCCTTGCGAAGCGAAAGCGACGCCTCTACCTAACGTAAACCGTTAGGAGAGAGAGGCCCTTCAACGTGGTTTACA